TTCAGCACCAAACTCGGAGACCAAGGTCTCGCCGATAGAGGTTTTGTTCTCGAGTCCAGAACCATCAGATTTCCAGCCGATTACGGCATCTGCTTGTGGTTCGGGCATCTCCTGCGACGCCCCACCGGAATACGATATTGGATAGGTGAACGACCTGTCGGTTACCTCTTTGATCTGCTGGACCATCATGGTCAATTTGTCCAGGGCATCCTCGTGGGCCTCCGCCGGGAATGGATCATTGGGCGGATAATCCGTCTCCTGAAGGAAGTCCAGCGACCTCACGATCACCAAGGTTTCTCCGGTGGCCGGAGCAGTGATCATCTCCACATTTCCACCATCATCATCACCGGCTCCACTCACCGTATAATCCGTATTGAGCACTTGGGTGGTTTCTTTCCCATTCGTATCCCGCAAGATCACGAGTAGGTCAGAATCATTAAAAATCTTGAAGGTATACGGAAACGTTGTAGTGGTCCCGTTGCCAGAATAGGATACTTTGTTCGTAGAAGATGATACGGTCATTTTCCCCTCTCCTTCTTGGGCGGCCTAAAAAATAGATCTGCCGGACTCGTGTCTTTTCCCTCCCATAGATCCAAGAGGGCCTTCATAGTGATTACAGCCTGGGCCGTGGGCAGGCCAAAGGTATAACCGGTTAACATCAATGAGTGTTTGATGATGTTCCAGGCCTTTGGATCCTTGGCCTTAATGGCCTTTTGCAAATCATGTAATTCATAGAATATGCCGAAGGCAGCGCTGGGCTTGGGATCATAATCGGTCAGAATGGCATTGACCGCATCCCGCAAGAGCGGGAACCCGGCGGCCAAATACTGCGCAATGTTTGTCGCATATTCCTTGGGACCAATGAACCTTTGCTGTCTGAAGGATTCCTCCAGATAGACAGGAACAAGAACCAGCCAGGTAAAGGCCTGAAACAACCCAAAGACGCCTATGTTCCCCAGTTTAAAGTCATACCATCGTTCAATCAATCTGTTGAGGAGGGCGTTAAAAAAAGTCTGGAACATAGTGAATATGGACATGGGGCCTTCCTTGCCCACCTGAAGCAATTTAGGCAAATCCTTTGTTGCTCCTGATCCTTGGGTCAACCTCACCACCTGATCGGCATACTCAATAGCCCTTCCTTCACTCCATCCAAACTTGTTCAAGCCATGGAAATAGGCGGTTAACCAAGTGGGATATGTTACAGAGGCATCCATAGTGTTCATGAAGAAAAAAAAGGATTTTTGCACAAGCTCCTTGTACCCGTCCCCTTTAGGATTGAACTGCTTCGAGAATTGGGCAATCTCCCGATCCAAGGTTTCTTGGCTATATCGGGTAGCCATCATGGCCGATCGTGCCTTTACGAATTCAGCCCAATAGCCCGGATGGGCATAGAATGTTTTCAGCCCGCCCATAAATGGGATGAGACCAAGCATATCGATTGCCTGCGTTGCAGCAAGAGGTTGAACGGCGGCAGTGATAAACTTCCAGCCCATGATCACAATACTGGCCTTCTTCCGAAGAGAACCGAACATGCGCTCCCAGGTGGTGATGGGCTGTAACCTGGGTCTGGCGATGGCCTGTAGCCAAGGTCCGAACTGTTTATAGGCTTCAGGCCACAACGCCTGTTCGATAGCTGCCCGCAGGTCAGGATGATAGATGAGCTTTTGGACGTCCCGGATTTCTCTCGCATGGGTCACGAAATGAATCACATCGTTGATATGCTTGGTGATGACGGAGAAATCCAGCAGCGGGAACATCTTTCCGCCCTTGCGCTCAATAGTAAAACCTTTTTCGGGGGTCGGCCTGGCATAATAATTGGCGAACATATCCTTTTCGGCCATGGCCAACATGTACTGTTCCGCTCTCTTACTCTGCTTGGGGTCGAACACTAACGGAAAATACATTCCCTCTACTTCGCCATAGGGTGTCTGGACCGTAATGCCCTCAACCTTTTTCAGCGGCACGCCGGTCATTTCCCTATGGACCTCATTGAGCGGTTCATACAGTTCGTTGATCAAAGCCCATATATCCTTGACCAGCTCCCATTCCTGCCTGCTTAATTTGTTGGTAATGGCCTGGATGGTATCATCGGTCCATTTCATATCTGGGTTCGGCCCCGATCCCTCTTTTAATGCCAACCGATTGCCGGGGTTGCCGCTATTTAGGGCCACCATGATCATCTGCATCTTGGTCAGATATTTTTCCGGAAGGCCCTCTATGGCTATTTTTTTATCCAGCCAGGTCCTACGCTCTTCGGCCGGTATCTTTTCGAAAATAGCTTGGAGGCGCTTCATGACATCCTGGCCCATCTTGATTTCTTTGTCTTCGGCGGCCTTGATTTTGCCGAAGATGTTCTCATAGACTGGACCAAACGGTTTCAGCCCATCGAGCATTCGAACAATAACTTCGGGCTTGATCAGTTCGGTGGCCCCTTCCTTGCTCAATTCCAGCATCTTTTTGAATATGTTCTTGGCCTCTTCGAACTCCAGATGACCGGATGGGGGTTTCATCTTCGGCCCATATATGGCATTGACCTTCACTACCATATCCTCCACGGCCTCTTGGATGTCCCTCTTTTTTTGCTCGGCCAAAAATTTGCTCCGATTCCGGCCCAGGTATTCAAGCTGCCGGACGGCACTATATAGATCCATCAGCTCATCGTAGGTGTGCCCCAGGGCATCGCCTCTGTAATTGCGATCCAGAATGTCGTCACTGATGTCTACCAGCTCGCCTTCGGACCGTAAAGACTCTACAAATTGACGCAGGCTCGGCATCCCCTCGCGAGGGAAATCTTGCCGTGCAATAATGCCGTGGTCGGCCAAGAGGTCCAAAATCTGACTCTTGAAATCCCAATCGATGGTTTTGGATTTGGCCACCTTATCAAAATATTTCCTCGCCCTTTCGATTTCTCGCTGTGCCCTGTATTGCTCCTTCAACCGAATGATAATTTCTCTTTTTCGTTGTAACTGTCTTAAGGCTTCCTCTAATTCAGCCGATCGCGAAAGGTCTTTAATGTCTTTGGCGGTTAGGGCCTCTCGCGCGGCTCGGGTAGCCTTCTCGAGGCCGGCCTTTAGGGCATCATCGGAAACAAGCAGTTCGGAGACCCTGGCTCTTTCTATTTCGTCCCTGGTTCGCCTGATTAGGTCTTGCGTCTTGGTGATCTTGATATTTTTTTTCAACATCTGTTTGGACAATAGCTCGACTTCAGTCTCCAGCATAGACAGATATTCATCGGTAATGGCCGATTCTTCTATTTTATGCTCCGCATCAAACTCTTGCATCTTTTCCTGGACATATCGTTTGACGAATTCCTCCTTGGGTTCGGCCTGCATGAGCAGATCAACCAATTGATCGGTGGATATATCGCCATGACCAAACGCCACCATAGTGTGAGATAGTTTGCCGTTTTCTTGGACCAGCCCAGGGTGGCGCTGGGATAAAGCATTCACCGTGGCCTCATCAAACTCTGTCAAAAGACTTTTTCGATTGAGGCCGCCGTTTTCAATGATCCATTTCACCGGGGCGTGACCATCGTCTTCTTTCCATAATTTCTCGGCCTCTTTCTGCCATTCCGATTTCGCTTGATCCAACTCGGTGACTCTACGGTTCTCTATGGCCTCGCTTGTGGCCTGAGCGGCCTTCTCGACGGCATCGTTGTATTTCTGCCATACCTCCGGCGCTATGCCCTCCGGTGGTGATTCCTTGGGCCACAAAGGTTGTATCTTCAATAAGGGCTCCTCTGCGGTTTGAACTGCTTGAGTGGATTCAGCGGTCCCTGCTTCTCCCTTGATTTGGCCGGGGGTCTCCGTGGCCTGGAGAATATTAGCCTGTTCTACAGGAGGGGAGGAAGGGGTTTCTGGTTCCGGCGAAAAGGAGGAAACACCGGGTTGGGCTCCAGGAACCCCTTCCTCTATCGGGGAGGGCAAAAGGCCGGATGGTCTGGGCCGGCCAGCAAGGGGAGATTGACGAATTGATCTAACCTCTTCATAGGGCGACAGAGAAAATATCTTGGTTTTGTTCAGGTCCTCCTTCAGCCGTCTGAACCAGGGCTTGTCTGTGATGGTGATAATCTTCTCTGCCGGTACTTCAATATCAATGCCCATGCGCAGGGCCTGCCGCCATTGTTCTCCATTGAGATCAAGGTCTTTGATCATATCAGCTTCCGGGTCTTCAGCACCCAACTGGAGGGCCCGGACTCGTTCAGGAGAAATATAGATTTTCTTCGGCATTTGATACTCGGTGATAACATCGCGAAACAGATTTTCGACGATGGCATCACGCACCTCCGGCATCAGCCGGTTCCAGCCCTTGATCAAACCACCGGTGGCCAAAGCCGAGCCGAAAAATTCGGCCATATTGACCAGGGCCTTCAAGGACTCACTGGCATCCGGCGGCAAAAAGGCCTCTGAAGTCTCCATGCCGTAATGATATTTTTTGCCGGTGGCCAAGGCCCCGACCGCCTTGGCCCCTTCCGATATTCCCGTAAAGGCCCCCACGGCGGACGCAGTTGTTAGAGGAGCGGTAACTAAGCCGGCACCGATCAATGCCGGAAAGGCCAACTTAGCCAACCCATCGGCCAACTCATAGGCGCGGGTTACCGGGCCTGATTGCTCCCGTCCCGGCCCTGAAAAGTTCATTCCCGTTATCTCGGAATCCCGCACGATCTTGTCATAGTGCTGATAGACCAACGACGGCGGAACATTCAGCTTATTGGCAATGGCTACTGAATTCATCGATTTGGCTTGGACCACTCCCGGATCATCATCCAAAAACAAATGTTTGATTCCCGTCCATGTGGTGGCCGGGTTGCTTAGGATAGACAACTTATCCCATAGACTTAATTCCTCCCACTTCGGCGGACCGCTATATGCGCTGATCATCTGCTGCTTGCCGGAGGGTTGGACTCCGGATCCGGCATCTGGTATCATAGACAGGTCGAGTTTGGATTTCTTTGCCGCCACAGGCTGCGGCCTAAGGACGACCCCGCCCTGTTGGGCTTCGGGCTGTTCGGCATCCGGGATCATTGAAAGATCTAATGGCATATCAATCCTCGAAAACCTTATTCCCGTACAGGTCCCATACCTTCTGGATGGTTTGTTCGTCGGTCATCTTGCCGGCCTCTTTCAATTTCTTAACGATGACCGCCCGGGCCTGCGCAGGAACGGTGCCGGCCGGAACTATTTTCTCGATAGGCACGCCCTCCCGTATGGCAGTCAATGCCCTGAGTTTTGTTCCGGGAGTTACGGGCATCTTTTTTTCTTTCAGGGTCTCGAACACCCTTCTTATTTCTTCCGGCTTAGCTGTAGGCATATCTGAATCATAGAACCGGCCCATGTCGTAATTTTGTCCGGTAACCCACGGCCTCTTCTCGCCCAGATACTGGAACAATGGAGCCGTCGCATCGAACCAGAATCTTCTCGCCTGTGTAACGACGGGTTTCATCAGTCGATCGGCCAATTCATCCACCCTTGGATCGTTCGGTGTCAGTTTTTCTTTTGTCATCCACCAGTGGAGGGATTTAACAAAATCTTCCTTCATTTTTTTGGTGTCGGCATCAATATCCTTATCGTCCTTGAAATATTTTCGGACGGCCGAATCGAAGTAATTGAATTGCTCCTTGAGACCCTGCTTGGAAACATTTTCAATCTCATGTAGGGCCTGGGCGAACTTGTCGCCACGAACACCATTCTTTAGGAGATCGATGGGGTTCGTGATGGTGCCGTTGTATATTCCGATCAATGTTTTCACCCAATCGCCTTCGGCGGTCTTGGGCGTTTTTTCTCCGCCGGTTTCGGTCAGCATCTTCCTGGCCTTGAACAAATCCTCTTGCTCAATCAGTCCGGCATCGGCCGCTTGTTGCATCAGTCTAAGTGCCTTGCTCGGCTGACCATTATTGACCAAGCCGTAAAAGTCATTGACCACCTTCTTCTGATTTTCTGCCTGAATACGGGCTATTTCGCTGTCGTTATATCGTTGCTGTGCCTTGAAAAGATCGGAGAGCTTCTCGGCCTGGGCCACATCTAAGCCCAGGGATTGATATTGCTTTGGGTCTTGCAGGAAGCGTATAGCTCCATCCGGATTGTCTTTGAATTGACCGTATAGGGCCTCATAGGCTGTATTGACCTTGGCCGCTTCTTTTTCTTTTTCCAGTTTTTCCTGGGCAGACTGTATCTGTGCCTGATAGTAGATGCGCCGCATGGGGTCCAGGTCAACCAACTCGGCCGGATTCGATAAGATCTTATCCGCGGCGTCGGGGGCCATATTCCCGTTTCGAACCGACATCACTATTCGCTTGGCATCGGCCTCGGCCAACCTCCCCAAGAGGCCCTTAGAGAGTTTATAGGCATCGGTCTTGCCGATTACCCCGGTCTGCTCCAGACCATAGAGATCTTTAAGAAAGCCTTCTTTTAGCTGTCTGGCGTTATCTGGGTTATCCTCGGCGGCAATCTGCCTCTCCACCAAATCGGCCTTTTCGTGCAGAGCTGCCACACTATCATCTATCGCCAAGGATCGGGCACGCTTCAAAACCTGGGGATATTCGGCAATGGCACGAGCATCATAGCGCGACACAAACTCATCCAGGTATGGGCCTTGCAGTTTGGTTTCTTGGAGAAATTTTTGCTTTTGGGATTCGGTGAAATCACGCCAATCTTGATCAAAGTTCTGGTAGTCTGTTCTATTGTCCAGCTCGGCCAATTTCTCCATGAGGGCTTTATTGATGGCGTTTTCGGCCCTGATCAACTCAGCCCGCTGCTGGATATGATAGAATTTCTCGCCGATGCCGGTGATCTTATTCCCCAGGTCTTGGATGGCATTATATTTTTCCTCGAGTCCCTGGGTCATGAAACGTGAGGCCTGTAGGCCGGATGTGGCCGCTTCCGGATTGATCATCGGACCAGGCTGAATATCAGGCGCCCGCATAGGGACCGGTGCCGGTCTGGCAATCGGGGCCTCTACGGTACGGTCATAGGTAGGTATACTGGGCATTACCTTCTCCTAATAGATCTGTTTCTGCTGCGGGTAATTGTATGTATTAGTGGCAGTGTTCGGCCTGAACTGACTGTAGATATTGGCCGCATTGGTCAGGAGCGTCCCTTGGTTTCGAAGGCCGATACCCTGTGCCTCGTAGCCATAGCCCAAGGCCCTATAGGACCCGCCTATGCCGGCCTGGTAGCCGTATATCCTGGCGATTCTGGATTGTGACAGTAGGGCATTCTGTTCGACCTGCCCCTCTATGCCGGCCATCCGACCTTCCAGGCGATAGCCCATGGCTTTCATCAGTGCCTGGTGTTCCGCATAATCGCCCGAGGCGAATATATTGGCCACGTCTGTCTCAATATTTGAGGCCGATTCCTGCATGACCAGAAGTGGTGTCCCCTCCATCTCCACACCGGCCTTGGCATACCTGGCCTGTTGGCTTCCCATGATCCGGGAACCGGCTTGCCTGGTCCTGTTGACGGCATCCAGGGTACTGATCTTGATGGACAGGGCTTCGGTTTCGGCCCCCATGGCATTGATCTCGGCGTCCCGCATCAAGATCGCGCTCTTTTCTGCCGCAAGCCCCGCCTGCTGTTCATAGTCCCGGGCATTGGCAAAGTATAGATCCTGCTGGACACCGGCGATCAATCGTTCATAATCGGCTTGATCCCGGGCCGCTTGGGCCGATTCCTGCCCGGCCCGATACTGCATATAGGCTCCGATTCCCTGAATGATATAGGGTATGGCTGCTCCCATTAGGCGAACCTCACATAGCGATAATAGGTTTCTTGATTGGGCCCATATTTCTCCATCTTACTTTCCAGTAAAAACCCCAAGAGACGCACCCAGGCCAACGACCTCTTGTGGTATTCGACAACATTCAACTGCACCCGATGTAGTTTTTCATCTCTTATGACCGCATTCAAAAATCCACGAACACATTTTGTGAATATGATCGGATAGCGTTCGACCAGGCTGCTGGTTCCGACCCAGGCCTCCCCTACGCCGGGCCAGAGAATCATCACTCCGCCAATCGCCATAATCTCATCATCTACCATCATGGTCATGAACGGTCCTAAATGGGCTATCTGCCTGATCATCTCTGAAGGCTCTTGAGGAGCAATAGACCGACGATCTATTTCACGCAGCTTCAATCTGTCTGCATGTTCATCCCGAAAAGGCACAAGGATAATCATTGATCGTTCACCACCAGTTGCGGCATTATGGCCAAGACAGACATGGGTAACGGCTGTTCTTGCGTCACCCAAATCTTTCCCTCTCGATTGTATCCGCCCGGCATCTTGATGACCTTATCTCCGCTGAATAATGGAACCGGTTCATCCATCGGATCTCCGGTAGAGCGAAAGGGGATCATATCCAGGGCGGTATCGTCCACCCCGATGCTACCCCCCACTGTCCTGAAAAATCGTATGGCCGCCGAATGAATCCTCTGCTTTTTGGCCTGGGCCGTTCCGTCCGAGGATCCTGCCTCAAGGCGGACGGTCTGCAATCTCGAATTATACCCGAGACCCACATGTATTTTTGATCCATACCATTGCAGGGTAATGGATCCGGAAGCAACGGTCATGTCCGGATGAACCGCTCCATCTACCAGCACCTGAACCTTCTCACCCTCAAGATGGTCCAGACCGCTAATGGTATTGACCACCTTGCGAGCATATCCGCCGCCCGTATAAGAAGAATAAGAAGAGGAATTAACGCCGGAAAGTTGGAAGCTGACACCGGATACTACACCGGTCACCGTATAAGCTTCTCCTTTTCCGATATTGATCTCGGTCATGCCCTCCACGGCCCAGATACGGACTTTGTCTCCATCTTCGAAAGTATGCCCAGGGGCAGAGACTACTGCCGGATTGGCCTTGGTAATGCCCGTTATTTCTACAGCATCGCCGCCATCATAGGATAAGCCGGAATCCACATAGAAGGCATCTTCAATATTCTCTCCGAAATCTCCTTCTATCATCTCGATATAGCGCTTGATATTGCCGCCAATCGTCCTTTGGACGATCAGCCAAACTTCATCATGCCCATAGAGGCCGGGGATAACCGCCACAGACTCTACCAGACCATCACCTCCGAGGATATGTTTGTGCCAAGAAATGACCTCCTCCGCGGGATAAAAAGTGCACCCCAATAGAACCCCATCATTACGGACTATCCAGATGATAGAGTCGGGGTCCTGTTGATAATCGAAACCGGCAATTCCTTCTTCGACCAAATGTCCCGATAGCAAGCTTAGGTCCTGACCCCGAAAAGAATCATTGGCATAATCATAGGTCAGGTGTCTTAATGGATAGCCGTGCTTGCCCACGAAGATCAGGCTGGTATTGATCAACTTCCCTTGGATATTGGCGCTCCCAAAGGTATTTTCGCGCTCAAACCTGACATTGGTCGGGGTAATGGGGTCCAGGGAGCTGGAGGCCCCGGCGCTCCATTCACTGCCAAGAGTCCCGATGAGCAGCCGCCGATAGGGCTCGATCCATCTGATCTTGTCGACCCTATTCGAAGCAATGGTATAGACCAATGCACTATCATCGGCGGTTCCGGTGGTCATGTCGTAATATGAGCCCGATACCGATCCCCATAGGGTTTGAGGTTGGGAAGGCGTAGCCCCCCACCATAGCCGCTGCTCAAAAAAGCCCACCACTCCGGGGTAATTAGTTCCGGTCCATTGTGCGGGCATCGAAATAAAAGAAATGGCACTCAATTCCCAATGATCATGATCATACCGGACCAGTTTGTAGGGCTGTACATTGGGATGGGCAATGTGCAGAACATCGGCGCTCTGGGCGAATCTCAGATAGGCGAGCTGGCTTTCCGTATAGGGAGAGCTGATTTTCAATGCCCCTATTTTCTGGACCGAAACGTCGTCAATTTTCCCGGTAAAATCGGCATCGGCCCGAAAAGTTATTTTTCCGTCCGATCCGGCGACGATCGTTTCCCGGTAAGTGCCATTGGCAGAAACAGCGGTTCCGGCTGTTCCCCCGACCATGGGCGTAACCGTTCCGGCTGTACGATCGGAAACGGCATAAACGACCTTGTAAGATTCTCCGGGGGTCAGGGTAATGGATTGATACAGGTCGGAAGTAGAGGTCTGGGAACCGTCACAATTAGCCTTACCACCGCTGATAGTCCAGCCCGTTCCTTTCGTCCAGGAGGTGTCACTGGTAAACGAACCGTTGGTCACCAACTCAGTGCCATCCGGACCCTCCAGATAGCCCTGGTCATAGAAAAAGCGCATATATTGATCGCCGATCTCAATGATATAAGCCTGCTCTTCCGACCAGATGAATGGTATTATGATACATTGTTTTGACGAGTCCACGGTTTCCAAGATGAATCGTGTCCCCGGTCTCCTGGTGGCCCCACCTTGAGGATGAACGATGAAATTCTCCAGGACGGAACATCCATTGAAATAACGACTGATGTCCACCCGGCCCATCAGTCGGGGCGACAGTTCCCCCGAAGTGAAGTTTGTGAATATCGGCGATACTCTGGGCATAGGCAGTGAACCTCAGTCGTTCGTGTCCATATAAATTAAATCATTGTCGGAAGATTCGCCTCGTGCAGTAATCCAAGACGAGGTTTGGTCTATTATTTCTCTTCCCTCCAGGGCATCCATCTGCTTGGCCTCGGCCAGCTTCCCGGTGTATAACTGCCACATGGTTTCCCGCATGGCGGCATTGGCAGTCAATCGGTATGCTATTTCAGCGGCCAGACGGGCCGAAACGGCATTTGCCAGAAGTGGGGACAAGGCATTAAGATCCGTCACCCTTTTGATATACTCGATCGTCGCCGTGGCGGAATCGGTCTCCAAGGTTCTGCCGACGATTTTCCATTTATATCCATAGGCCTCTTCTTCGTAAAGTTTGACCACCCTTAGACAATAGGGATTAATCGGTAGTGCATAGGAGTAGGCATAGCCAAAAAGCGGTGTCGTGGTGTTCTGCGCCAGGCTGGCCTTCTCCAGGGCACAACCCCAGACATGAGAAGCCAGGACTTCATCCAAGACCATATCGAAAGCGGCATTGCAGACCCTGGCTTCCTCGGTGTTCTGCGAGATGGACATGATGACATTGGCTCCAAGAGCGATCAGGGCAGCGTTGCAAATCTGGACCTTGTTCATGCCTTTTTCTCCTTGGTCGATCCACCACCCTTAATCGTCAGTTCTACGGGATCGGGCGATGATGCCTTTGTTTTTTCGAGTGATCCTACTGGCCGGAAATGATGAGAGGGCGGATATCCGTCAAAGGCATAGATTTTTCCAGCAGAAAAATAACGACCCTTGCAATATGAATCTTTGGTGGCGATGAATTCTGCCATCTTCAACCTCCTTAAGCGTAGAAAATATGATTACCAATGGTAATCAGTTCCGTTTTCTCTTTGGCCCATTTTGGCCTGATTGATTGCTCATGATAATACATAGCCACGGTATTCCGCTTGATTTCTCCGGATAGCAGGCCTCTGGCGATACGGAGACATTCAGCCAGAGATTTGCCGGTCTTGGGATCATGCAAGGCACTTTGAAAGTCCTTGGCTATCTCTACGGCCCCAAGATAGTTAGGATCAAGCGGATTCTCGATAGTCCAGGAGAATTGGGCCGGTGCCAGAATGACGGATTTGATTGAATTGCCATAAAGCCTCCCCCACCCCGGAAATCTCTGCCCCCAGGCAACTCTATTCAGTATCACCGACCCCACAGCAATCTTGCCATCTTCAGGCTCGCCCCGAGCCTCCCGGTCAATGCAGAGGGCAAGGAGTTCTTCATCTGATAACTTATTGAAAATACTATTAGACTTCATTTGTCTGGTCAAATAACCTGATAGGTGGAAAGGTAATAGGATCAATGGTGATCCGTTTTCCTACGTGGATGATTGCCCCGCCGATCTTCGGGTAGTGGATAAAGTAGCCCTTAGCCCCATAGGCCCGAATAGGGGACCATATCTTCCAGCAGGGGAGGTATGCCGCTCGGGTTGCCCCTGTGCAAATCTCGAAATACTTGTGGCCATGAGCGCCGAGGATCAAGTCAGCCTTCCCCAATTGATCGGATAACGCATCGCTATACAACCTTGCCCGATCCAGGGCGGTACCCTTATACATGGTCATCCCCAGATCATGAGCGGCGAAGATGGTCTTGCCCGTGCCCTTCACTTTCCACCACAACACCAACCCATAGCACTTTCCATTCGGCAATGTTGCAGCAATCTGGTGCTCGATTGAGGTATCCAGACTGCCGTGGTAAGGGGAACCGGTGACGCTGAGATAAGGCCTGTCCCCAACAAAGTCTTTGAGTATCTCGCTGGCGACGGATACTTGGACATTGAGGTCGGTCATGAGGATGTCGGCACCGAACTCCTTTCGATTGACACCATCGACGGTATCCCCAAGATTGAGCACATAATCGCAGTTGCGGGCTTCGTGTTTGAACTCCTCCCAATATTCGTACAGTTTTAACTGGGCCCTGTTCGCTTTGATGACATTGCCACTCGGAAGCTCGTAGCTTCTGAGCATCAACCCAGCTGGATGACCGACATGGAGGTCCGCAAAGGCGGCGATAGATTTAACCGTCATAATTCTACCTGGTCGGTCCCCAGGAGGGCGTTGAGTAGGTCGTAATTGATACTACGGATTTGCTTGATAGGCAGCCCCAGCGCACCCAATTTGCATCGAATACTATCCTCGCTGCGATTCAGCACAGCTGTCATATCCTTCAATGACAACCCCTTGTCATACATCTGTTTCAGGATTCGTGTTTCCTCGTCGGTCCACAGCATCATTCTTTGCCCTCCGCCTTCGAAATAGGGATAGTAATCTTGGGTTATCGGCTAAGAGCTGTTGTAAGGCGCAGGCCAAGCTCTGGATAGTCGAATGTTCCAGGTTCAGATCCAGGCTGGCATTGACGATCTCCACGGCTTCATGGAGGATAACTTCTCGAATTTGCGACAGGGAGTAATCTGGATCATATCGGATTTCATTCTGAGAAATAAGCGCCAGCCCTCCAGCTTCAAATTGCTCGTTCAGGTTGGGGTCGGCGATAACCCGATATTCATGCCCCAGAACACGCAATTTGTGGATTACCGGACCTTCACCCATGTCCGCTCCAGTTCCCCCTGATCGAAGTCATGCCAATCAATGCCCCAGGTTTCTTTGATCGCCTCAAGATCGGCCTCTATCTGGCGAATATCGTCCATGTACCGTATTCGTTCTTTCTCCAAAAACCAGGCCAGGGCCTTAGCCTCTGATTTGTTCCCTACCAATCTGACGAAAATGTCATTCGACGCCATGCTTCACCATCAGTTTCGCCACCTCATCGCAATCTATTCCCAACTTCTGACACAGGATGATATTGGTATAAAGCAGGGTCCCAAGGATCAGCCGAATCTGCTTGATGTCTTCGTGAATCTCTTTGAATCGGGCATCGTCTGCAGCAAGTTTGGAGTTTTGAGCTTCTACCAAAGCCATTATCCGATTCAAACACGCTTCCCGCTCTTTTGTGCACATGGCCGCCGTCACCCTCGATGATTCAGCGAAATACCGGTCCCAGGCCCACTTTCCCAACAACGCTAAGATAGCGGAAATGATAATGTAGACTACTTGCTCCCAAGTCATGGATTGAATATGACCCTTCCTATGTTTTCGGTTTAACTCTCGCCCAATATCCGGGCATCTGATTGTATGACAGATACGCTCTTAATTCCGACTTGGTCGTAATCTCATTATTCTGGTCATCCCATTTCCATCCGACATACTCGCCATTGGCGTCGAAATAGTTTTTGGGCCTGACTATCTTGACTAAATCCCCATCCACCCCGATCACCTTGAGAATGGGAGTAAACATCTCATGCCAGACATCACCAACTTCAGGATGACACAAATGTTTTTCTTCCAAATTATTATTCGTCATGGATTGAATATGACCCCCATATTGATCTGTCCTGGCCTCGCTCCCAATTCAAGCAGCCGATCCCTTATGGCCGGCCCAAGGCGGAATCCGCAACGATCAGGTCCATCATTAGCAATAATGGTTACCGACTTTGCCCTATCCACAATCAGCTTCCCAGCGGCATCCCTCACAATCTTGTCGAACCATTGATGGATGGATGCCCGAAGTCCATGATCAGCATTGAAGCCGGCAAGGGAGCCTGCCCCATCGTCCGGCATCGTATGATCAGGACCAAAGGCATAGATGAAGGCCAGGGCATAATAGAGCGCATTGTCGTTTGGATGTTGGAATCCTGCGGCCCTCATCATATCAGGTATCCTATCCAGGTCAGCAATAACAAAAGAATCGGAAGTAGATGGTTGCGGGAATTCGACTGCTGGGGCCGTATATTCTGGTTTCTGCCCCTTGGCGAAGAACTCCTTCAACGCCTCCAAGCACGCCTCTTTCATCGCTGCCTTGAGATCGGGCAGGTATTTTGGGATCAACGGCTCGGCCTGTCTCACAATCTCCTTGGCTATATTTTCCCAAACTCCCATTCATCCACCTCCTTATCTCTTCTTCTTCTTTCCCGTCACAATCGGTTGATCCTTCTGCTTTTTCGGCTTCTTCCCTTTCGGCTTCTTCTTCGCCATTGCCATCACCTCCCTCACGAATTCGTGGTTGTTATGCGAAGCATCCTCTATTACCCTCAACACCACCTCTTCGATCATGTCAGAGGCCTGCAATACAGTAAAATCCCACCAAGGCCGTAGCTCCATCACCACCTCTACCCCAATACCATTCAGGACCATCCACCTATCACTGTCCATTTGGGCTGACCTCTATCCGCAACCGGATCGGGACGGTCACGGTAGAAAAGTCAAAGATATATGAGCACTCATTGCTCGGCCCGCTTTCGAATCCACTTGTGGCGACGGCAGTAGCAACGAAGTAGAGCGTTGTCTTTTGTCCGCTGGGGACGGTCAGGACCGTAGTTGCGGTATAGGTGGGTTTGGCTTGGCCATCATAGGGAACCACAACGAATGTCTCATACGGCCCGCCAGGGGTGGGGGATTTCTTGATGCGCCATTCTTTCAGCACGGGCAGGTCTGTTGCATCCTGTTCCCAGGCGAAGGTGACGGATTTGTCCGCTGAGAAGCCGATATTGACCCACCAGAACAACAGACACAAAATACCAATGATTATTGGCCAAAGTATCCTTCTCATAGGCCCTCCTGCACTATGGATTCATAGACATCTCTCGTCAAAATGCCTTCGAATATAATGATCATATCCTTATCAATTCGCCACCTGTCGGCCAAGTCATCAGGCGTCAAACCATAGACAATATTGTGGAAGCAAGCTCCGTCCATAAACTTGGCAGTCAGCTCTGAGCAGACCCCTGGCCCAAAAGCAAAGAACTTGGAAATGCGCAGCAGGTGGAGGGGCAATCTCCATACCGGATACAGTTTCCCGATCATGGGCTTGATGGCCCGATATCCCAGTAAGAACCTTGGCGTGGTCATATCTTTATGGCGAACGACCATAGTCTGCTTTCCGATGATATCCCGAAGGTGGTATCTACTGATCCGCCATTTGGCCTCTATTGTAGTCCCAAGTCTGGAGACGATCACCCCAGCATGGTTATAGGTGCTCTCATTGTCTGTAGACCAAAACCACTGCACTACCCTGATGGCCCATGGGATGAAGCCGCTGGTTTTAACGACGAAGAGGTCACCTTGCTTGATTTTCTCCACTACCATTTCGTCTTGCCCCTCCCCCAAAAATCGGATTTCTTCGTGGAGTAATACACAATACAAGACCCGCCACTAATTTCCAGATAGATACCATTGGGGCAATGGATCGGAGCGGAATGAAGCACCCCGTCAGTCGGCTTGTTTCCGTCGGCCACAAATTGTTCCACAAGGCTACCGGAGTTATCCTGCCCGTTATAAATCTTGATGGTCCTGTTTGACCCCCCCGTAACCGCCACCACTCCGCAATAGACACAATCTCCGGTATAGATGATACTGTTTGCCGTCTTTTCGCCTGAAGAATATTTGATCATGTCTTCCCCTACCCTAATATCGTGCTGAATGAAGTAGCCAGAATACTGACCCATCGGACCAGGGATGGGCTCATACTGGGGAGCACATCCATAACGCCCCAGGAGGCGAAGCGATTTGCCCGCCGCTGAGCACTGGAGGCCCCGTAAAATCCCCATCCCACGAAGGGTAAATAATTCATAGTTTACCTGTCAGGGCCATCCAGGCCTTCTTGAAACGTCCGCCCTCGACCCTCTTGGTCAGGAGTTGATCCATTAAGAGTTTGCCTTCTTCCAGATGTAACCTTTCGGCATTCCGCAACAGTTCCACATCCAACTCGTGGCCATCCGGGAAGGTCTCCCCCTTTTCCAGCCGATCATAGACCGCTTCCATGGCATTGGCTATCACAACAGGTGAGAACCCCTTTTTTCGCAGCCACGAGATTTGCCCCTCCGGCGTTCGTAGGCCGCCATCAGCGTAAGGCTCAATCAATCTCTGGTAATCCATTATTCCAACCTCTTTCTCGTCGTCTTAACAGAGTCGTCGGTGAGGCAATTGGCAACCGAGAACTTGACAGTCGTCGAATTATCCTCATATAGCGTCACCGTTCCAGTCGAGTCCGTAACCTCAATCCTATTCCGCACAATGTCTTCGATCAGGTCAACGACGCTATCAACCGTGTCTATTGCAGATTTGATTGCCGAATTGCCGTAGGTTCCGTTCGTTGCCACAGCATACACATCTCCGCTCTGGGGCTGATGCGTCCCAGCGGCCAGCGTCCCGACAACACGGCTAAGAAGGGTCTGCATATCGGTATGCAACGCAACAGCTCCCCCGCCTAAGTTGTCCAAATACCCAGCTCTCGTTGCCGTCAGCCTGCTCTCCAAATCGTCCACAAACCCCTTGATCTGCTCGTTCCCGTAGGCGGCATTGGTAACCACAGCATAAGCATCCCCACTCTGAGGCTGGTGGGTGCCGGCGGCCAGCGTTCCAATAATCCTCGTCAACAAGGTCTGGACATCGGCGTTGAGTGCGACTGCGCCGCCGCTCAAATTGTCCAGGTATCCGGCCCTGGCAGCTGTCCAGGTAGTATTCGATAGGGCAGTAGCCGCCGCCGCTCTGGAGCTAATGGTTGCATCGAGATTGTCTAACTTGGCGGCCCTGGCAGAAGTATAGTCGCTTCCATTGGCCCTGGAACTCACGGTCGTATCCAAGTTCGTCTTCAGTTTCATCCCAATCGAGCTTGCCGTAGCAATAGCGCTTTCCAGCACATCCCAAACCGCCACGGCCAACGAAGTCGAGAAGGCAGAAAGCGTCCTTGTCGAATAACTCCAGATGTCGGCAATCAATGTCCCAAAACTGCTCAAGGTCCTGGTGGTATAGGACCAGACATCCGCAGCTGTCAGGGTTGACCTGGAGCTGATTGCTGCATCCAGATAGCCTGCCTTGGTATCGGTCCAAGTAGTGTTGGACAGGGCCGTCGAGGCGGGTGCCCTGGAACTAATCGTTGCATCCAATTGAGCACCTAAATCTCTGGCAGTTTGTGCTGTTCCAGCAACATTGACCACATTGACGCCTAATTGAGCGGTGGTGGTAGAGACTGCTGAGCCTGAAATTTGTCGCACATCAACCTGGGCGTAAGAGGACCCATAGAACGCATCGAATTCTTGAGCCGAAATAACTTCGAATTCGTGCCAAACAGGAAGGGCACCAGTCATGTTGACGGTGATGACTAACCGCCCAAGGGTGTCGGTGTCGGTTGCATCAAGGGTGCAGTAGTAATAGCCGTTGGCGATATGAGTGGCCCCGCCAGAATTCTTATTAGAAAAACTTATGGCGTTGTTCTTAGCCAGTTTGATGTCGGTGTTGGCTATGGTCAATGCGGTCTCCGCAGTCTTCCCATCGGTATCATCAAGAAATGGGCCAATGATAATTGTCTGTGAAGCTGTGCTGTATCTTATAGGAAGTGCCATTATACCATTCTCCTACGACGATAATAATCCATGAAGATAGGAAGAGAACTTCCGCCGCCAGCGGCCACGTATTGATCCGCCCCGATGTCCCAGGTAGACCCACGGGATTCGCCGTCTATGTCATCCGAGAACGCAAGATAAGAATCGCCCGATAAGTTCGCCCCATAACCCTTTGCCCCAGTGTCGGTTGAGGCAAGATGATAGTTTTTGTTAGTCTCGTTAACAAAAGTAACCGTTACTGCGTTGCGTGGGTTAGATCCTGGGGCGTCGGTTTGAGAGGGACCGGAAAGATTGTTGGTAGAGGAAGAGGAGAAGGTGCCGTTATAATTGTCAGAGTTATTGTAGGAAATGTTGTTTTTGAGAATAACGTTTGTGGTGGAAGAGCTTGAAGTAATACC